CCCGTAGCTCGCCTTGCCGCCTCCCAGGCAGCTCTGGAAACACAGGTCTAGTATCGCGAGAATACAAAAGATAGCCTGTCACTGGTTTCCTCAGATTCCATCTTCTTAGTCAGAAGAGATTAACGAGCTAAAAACGACAAAACCTTGTAGTCATAATAGAACATATGTGCTATTATGATACCAGTATATGCAGAGAAAGGGGAAAAGCTATGAGGCTATTGAGATTAGCCGTAGAAAACCAGCGATGGGACCTGGCTGCCCAAACCATAGTCTTTGCCACCGCCAGGCTCCTGAACAATGTCGTACAAGGTGACTCAACCGAGCGAGGAGATAAATCGCATGCCAGCAGAAGCACAGAGAAAAAGAGGCGCCCCAAAGGGCAATCAGAACGCTAGGAAGCACGGTTTCTACGCCAAGGTTCTTGATGAAGCAGAGCAGCTCGACTTTGAACTAGCCACTGGCGTAGAGGGTATTGATGGTGAGATTGCCCTACTCAGGGTGAAGATAAAATCTATCCTGAAAAATGACCCGGAGAATATCAAGCTTATTACACAGACAACTGACGCCCTGGCCAGACTGGTCAGAACCAGATATAACATCAGCAAGGAAGACAAGAAGGGACTGAAGGAGGCAATAGGTAATGTCCTTAGAGATGTCGCCCTCCCCCTCGGAATCGGCATCGGCGCCACCTTTAATAAATAGATTACGCTCCTACCAGCGAGAGGTGGCTTTGGCTATACTTGATAGCGTTTTCGGCAGGAAGGGGTTTACCTTCTCTGTTGAAATTGCTAGACAGGGAGGCAAGAATGAGCTATCAGCTCAGCTTGAACTCCTACTTTTAACCCTCTATATGGCTGAGCCGCAGAACCTGGTCAAGTGCTCGCCTACCTTCAAACCACAGACAGTTATCTCTATGATGCGGCTAAAAGATAGACTAAATGATGCTGGCTTTAGTGGCATCTGGGTAGCTGAGCTGGGCTATATCATCCGCCTTGGCAATGCCAGGGCTGTATTCCTGTCAGCTGATGAGTCAGCTAATGTGGTGGGTAACACGGCTCATATACTGCTGGAAATAGATGAGTCTCAGGATGTCAGTAAGGAAAAATATACCAAGGAGTTCAAGCCGATGGGGGCAACGACCAATGTTACTACCGTTCACTATGGCACCACCTGGGATGATTCTACCCTGCTGGAGGAGGTAAAGCAGACTAATCTTGAGCTGGAGAGAAGGGACGGAGTGAAACGCCACTTCCGCTACGATTGGCAGGAAGTGGCTAGATATAACCCCGATTATTTAGCCTATGTTGAGGCTGAGAGGGAGCGCCTGGGGGAGAATCATCCCCTCTTTTTAACCCAATATTGTCTCCTACCCATACATGGTGGCGGTGGTTACTTGAGCCCTCAGCAAAGGGCTCAACTTCAGGGAGAGCAGGCAAGAAAGCACCAACCTGACCGCAGTAAGGTCTATGTGGCCGGCATTGACCTAGCCGGGGAGGCTGAGGCAGAGGAAGGAGCCATCTTAAGAGCCCTGAAGCCACGCCAGGATTCTACCGTAGTTACTATTGGTGAGCTAGACTTTTCTATTGGTGATGATGCTCAGAAGCAATCCAAGGTTAAGGTTGTTGAGCACTACTGGTGGACAGGCAGGAAACACGCCGAACTCTATCCCCAGTTAATTGATGTCCTTAAAAATGTATGGCACTACCGTAAGGTAGTGGTTGATGCTACCGGGGTTGGTCAGCTGGTAAGCTCATTCCTCAGGCAGTCGCTTGGCTCAAAAGTTTCTCCATTCACCTTCACTCAGCGGTCAAAGTCGGAGTTAGGCTTTACTCTGTTAGCTGCCATTAACTCAGGCAAGCTAAAAATGTATGCCGGGGACGGCTCGTCTGAGTATCAGGAGTTCTGGTTTGAGATGGAGAAGGCTAAGAGCCAGTATCGTCCCAGCCAGACGATGAATTTTTATGTTGACCCGGCACAGGGACATGACGATTTCTTGATGAGCCTGGCATTACTGGTTGAGGCAGCCAAGCAATACTCACCCCGGGGTGCTAGGGGAAGCCCCAGGCCACACTAGCTCTGTTTAGTAATAAATTCCTCTCTCCTCTCAAAAGGACAAAAAGCGACAAAATACTGTTGACTGTAGTAGAACATATGTGCTAATCTGGACACTGTCTAGTTCAGTTTTGGCAGGTAGGTTATGGAGTTAGAGCAAACTAATGATATCACACCTGGAGAAATTTCTGAGAACCAGCACAGTGAGCTGGACTTACCACCGGAGTATTGCCATTATCGGGATGAGGGTTGCGAGTTTGCAGACTCCTGCCTTAACTGCCCGTTGTCAAAATGTATTTATGACGAGGCTGGGGGCAGGCAGCGCTGGCTGAAGAGACAGCGGGACAGGCAGATAGTAAGACTTTTCACTGTTGAGGGTAAGGAGGTAAAAGAACTGGCATTGATGTTTGGTCTCAGCCAGCGCACTGTGCAGAGAGCATTAAAGAATTCCTTACCCGCTCCATCGTCCCTCTTAAAGAGAAAGATAAAAAGAGAGGGTAAGTTAGAGAGGATTAAGAAATGAATGAAGGCTTTATCCCCACTCAGTTAGCCCACCATAATATGGACAGGTTCAAGAGGTATAAAGAACTCCTTGATTTCTACTATGGTCGGCACTGGGAAGGCTATGCAAAACGGGGTGAGAAACGACTGACCTTTAACTACGCCAAGGTGGTTATAGATAAGGCTACCTCATATCTAATGTCTGGTATTAACTTTGCCGTTGATGCTGTGGAGGATTCTGATGAGGTTAGAGCCAAAGCCCGGAGAGCAGAGTCAGCCTTATACCAGGTGTATGAGGCTAATAACTTGGAGCAACTCGACTTTGAGACCGAGATTGATTGTGCCATCCTTGGTGATGCCGGCTATAAGGTTATCTGGGACCAGGAAACAAAAGGTGTCAGGGTTACCGCTCCCGATGTTCAAGGCATCTATGCCTGGTGGGTGGGAGATGACACCTCACGAATATGGAGGGTGGCATCCAAATATAGCCTGACCGCCGATGAGGTAGAAATCCTGTATAACGTAAGACCTAAAGGCAAGACGGCTAACATTGTTGAGCTGTGGACAGCTCAAGACTTTGAGCTCTGGCTTGATAATGATCAGGTGGAGAAGAAGCCTAATCCCTATGGCTTTATTCCATTTATCATATATCCCAATCTGAGAGAGCCCAAGAAGTTCTGGGGTATATCTGATTTGCCCCAGATTATGGAGCCGCAGCGGGAGCTTAACCGGTCAATAAGCCAACTTTCCAGAATACTGGAGCTGTCGGGTAATCCTATCGCTGTCCTAGAGAATGTGGAGGAATCTGAGGATATTGCGGTTAAGCCAGGGGCAGTGTGGAATATACCTGAGGATGCTAAAGCCTATCTGCTTGACCTATTGCAGGGTGGCGGTGTCGGACTCCACATCAACTATGTCGATTTGCTGTATAGAATCCTGCACGATATATCAGAATCGCCCAGGGCTGCCTTTGGTGGCACGGCTAGGGACTTATCAGGGGTAGCCCTTGAGATTGAGCTTCAACCACTGTTGCAGAAGGTGAGACGAAAGAGGCTCATCAGGACGGTTACCTATAACCAGAGAAACAGGATGATACTTAAGCTACTAGAAAAGTATCAGAGTGAGAGCTTTGGCGATATTCGTTTGAGGGTGGTTTGGAATCCAGTGCTACCCCGCGATTTAGCCAGGCTAGTTTCTAACGAGCAGTCATTGGTTCAGAGCGGTATCCACTCAAGACGCCGGGCTATGGACGAGCTCGGGGTTGAAGACCCGGAGATGGAGTTTGATAGATGGCTTGAGGAAAGGAAAACTATCCTCAAGATGAATAAGGAGCTTAACGTCAAGTCTACCAAGGGCGGAGCGAGAGTGAGAGCTGTAGAGCCTCAGGTAGAGGTCGTTGAGGAATAACGTTTAGGAGGACGAAAGTTGGCAGATGATGAACTAAACTCGCCAGAGTTACAGTCTGGCGACCAGACGAAAAACCAGAATCCGCCCGAGGTGGAGGAATCAGGACAGAGCAAAGACAGGGTCGCTGAGTTCGAGGGTTTAGTAGCTCAGAAGAATGAGGAACTAGCTAAGGCAAATGCCCGCATTATTGAGCTTAAGCAAGAGGCAGCTGGCTTGAAGCAGGCTCTGGCTGAGTCAGAAGAAAAGCTGACCACTATCAACCATTCTCTGGCTGAGGCTGTAGCCGTCTACAAGGAGCTAGTCGCTCAATCTAATCCGGAGGTGCTTGAGGAGCTCATCATCGGGGACACTATTGAGGCTATCAACGAGTCCCTGGAGAATGCCAAGACCCTGGTTAGCCGGGTGAGGCAGGGATTAGAGGCTGAAATCACCGCCGGTAAAGTGCCTGCCGGAGCTCCAATCAGGACACCTCCCGATCTGTCAGCTCTGTCCCCACGGGAGAAAATAAACTACGCAATAGGAGGTAAAACCTAATGGCTATAACACTAGAAGAAGCATCTAAGCTATCCAACGATATGCTGAAAATCGGAGTCATCGAGACCATCATTAAGGACTCGCCCATCCTTCAGAGGTTGCCCTTCATTGAAATCGTGGGCAACAGTCTAATCTACAATCAGGAGAAGACCCTCCCCGGAGCCAACTGGTATGATGTCAATGAGGACTGGTCAACGCCTACCCCACCCACATTTGAGAAGATTACGGCTGAACTCAAAATCCTTGGTGAGAATGCCGACATTGACGCTTTCTTAAAGGCAACCCGCTCTAATGTGCAGGACCTTGAGACCACCGTTGTTGAGCTTACTACCAAGGCAATCACACAGGAGTTCGAAGATACCTTTATCTACGGCACCGGCGAGGCAGCTGATAAGGACTTCAAGGGATTAAGACTGTTAATTGATACCACCGCTTCCAGTGACCAGGTAATCACTATGGGCGGCACCGGAGCCACTCTCACCCTGGCTAAGCTGGATGAGCTTATTGATGCCATAGAGGGTGGTAAGCCGGATATGCTCTTAATGAGCCGCCGCTCCAGGAGAAAGCTCAACGCCCTGGTTAGAGCAGCCGGCTCCGGCATAATGGAGACTGACCGTGATAAATGGGGTAACTTCGTCCATCTCTGGGATGGTATCCCCATTGGCATCAACGACTGGATACTCAACACCCATGTCCTTACCGATGGTTATGAGACAGCTACCACCGGTGGCAACTGCTCTACCATCTACGCTACGCAGTTTGGTGAAGGGGGCCTATGTGGCTTGACTGCACCTGGACACCTGATTGTCGAGCCTATCGGTGCCCTGGAAGCCAGGGATGCCACCAGAACCCGCATTAAGTGGTATGTATCTCTGGCCCTGTTCTCATCAGTTAAGGCAGCCGCCTTAATCGGCGTGACTGACTAAAGTAAATCAGGGGGGAGTCCTCGGCCGTGGGGGCTCTCCCTAACAAGGAGGTAAATCATGGCAGAAACTATGAAAGCGATTATCATTGCCCCTAATGAGATACCAGTCCGGGCTGGATTCTTCACCGATTTTGAAGACCGCCTGGTATCGGGGGCGTTAACCGAGGACGGTGTTCAGTACTCCTCTGAGGTTACCACCGGTGCTGTCGATACCGATGTCACCGTTCTCAGTAAGCTTACCAACCCTGTCCTCGAGGGAGAAATCCTACTGGTTGAGTTCGGACTTACCGCTGACTTCAAGGCAGTCTCATCGGCTACCGCCGACCTCATCTGGAAGTGGCAGGCGCGGAACAAGGATGGCACCTGGGTAGACCTCCATTCAGCCGTTACCGAAACCGATATCGGCACCACCTACGTATCACGCACGCGCAGCGGTTACTTTACCCCGGAGGCCAATTTCCAAGATGTTCCCTTCGAAGTACGCCTTATCCTCCAGTGCAACGAGGCAGATGAGGGTAGAGCCAGGGTCAAGAGCTCAAGCTATGTCAGGATTATCTATAGAGTGGTGTGACAAGGAGTGAAGAATGAAAACCAGTATTTACTGGCAGGACCCTAAATATGCTGTTGGGCAGGATTTTATCCTTAACCCCTCTTTAGTTTTGTATCTGCCTCTTCACCGGTTAGATGGTGCTGGCTCTGAGTCAGAGGATGCTTATGGGCATCTGTGTGCCGTTACTGGTGCTTTGTGGAGACCCAGTGGGAGATACTTTGATGGCACAGACGATAGGATAGAATGTGGAACAGCCAGCTGTTTTGATATAACCGGGGAAATAACATTAGAGGCATGGATTAAACTTGATAGCTCTGGTGCGGGAAGTCATCACACACTGGTGAGCAAGTATAATGCTCAGGCCGGTGCTCAGAAGGGGTGGATTTTATGGGTT